GCACAGATTATGGCGCCCGTACTGGCCCCGCTGATCGCCCGGCAGTTCGGTGCCAGCATCGGGCACCGCGCTGACGAACCTAGCGCCACAATCACCGCGGGTGGTGGCGGAAAATCGCAGCTGGTCTCCACGACCCTGATTCAGATGGGTTACGGCGAACGCCCGGGACAGGAACCGCGCGTGCCCGGCCTGCATAAGCCGCTGGGAACGGTCGTCGCTGGAGGCGGCAAGTTTGGGCTTGTGGCCGCGAATCTGGTTAAGCACTTTGGAGGGAACTACCAGGGTGCTGGCGTAGCGCTGGATGAGCCAGCCCACACAGTCACCACCACCGATCATCATGGCCTAGTCACATCGCACCTGGTGATGCTGCGCGGAACCTGCCGGGACGGGAGGATGGTTGACGCACCAGCGCCTGGTCTTACTGCTGGAGGTCTGCACGTTGGCAACGTCGAAACCACATTAGCGACTGATGGATATGATCAGCAGCGCGCGGAGCTGGCGCTGGCGTTCCTGCGAGAGTATTGCGGGGCAGATGCTGACGGTCTGGTGACGGTTGACGGCGTTGTTTATCGCATCGTTGATATCGGCATGCGCATGCTGCAGCCTGCTGAATTGTACCGTGCGCAGGGCTTCCCGGAGTGGTACATCATCGACCAGGACTTCCGGGGAGTGAAGTACGCCAAGGATAAACAGGTTGCCCGCTGCGGCAATGCCGTTCCGCCGCCGTTCGCTGAGGCGCTGGTACGTGCAAACCTGCCGGAGATGTGCGGACAGCGGGAGCAGGCCGCATAACCTACCATACAAGCGATATGGGAATCCCCATATCGACAGCCAGGGCCTCTTCGGAGGCCTTTTTCATGAGCGCACTGTGACGCTGTACTTTCTTTTTTTTCAAATTCGACAGGCATTTTGTGCGCTTAAAACATTGATCAAATTAGCTTACAGGTATACTGTATGAATATACAGTTGATGCAGCGGAGGCAATTATGAAAGTTGAGTTAACCATTGATCGTACTAAAGAACTTCCTAAGGGCGCGGTTCCAGCACTGGAAAAAGAACTCTTAAAACGACTCCAGGGCCAGTTCGATGATTGCAGTCTGGTGATACGTCGCGCAGGCTCGGATGGGTTAAGTGTTTATGGCGGCGAGAAGGAAGCAAAGAAGACGGTCGAGGGGATTCTTCAGGATACTTGGGAAAGTGCAGACGACTGGTTCTATTAAGATTGTACGCAGGGGTAGCGCGCATTTTCAGAATACCGCAATTTGCGAATCCCATTGATGCAGCTGCCGACAATTTCTAATCGCGTCTGTATGTCGCTCAGGGGGATTATGTGGGGGGTGTAGCTCAGTCAGATTTACGAGTGACCATAACCGATGGCAAAGGAAGGGAGTTGCTGTCCTTCAAATTGGGGGCGGAGGAGCGCTACATAATTTCTAACAACGAAAATTCCATAAACCACAGAAAACTAAGCAGGGATGATCGTTATTGGTCTAAGGAAACCCTCATGGAAGTTGTAAGAGAAATGGCTTCTAAAAATTGACTTGTTACTACGTACGCAATCATAATTATTGAGCTGGCCTGAACAACCAGCAACCTGACCACGATGCGCCACGGAGAAAGCTCCCATGGCGCAGTTACAACTCATCAAGCAATCCTCAGGAATCCTGATCCCCGCCACGCCGGAGACCAGCGATTTTCTGCATTCAAAATGTAAGCTCGGCGCGGTTCTCGAAGGTGAATTCCGTCGCGTCCGCAATGCAGCTCTACACCGCAAATATTTTTCTCTTCTGAATCTTGGCTTTGAATACTGGGAGCCAGCTGGCGGTGCGATCACGCCTTCAGAGAAACACATTGTTAGCCGGTACGCCGATTACCTGGCGCAACGAGTAGGCAACGGCGACATACTGGCCTCCTACGCTGAAGAGTTCTTCTGCGACCTCTCAGCCCGTCGCACATCCAACATTACTGCCTGCAAATCATTCGACGCTTATCGTGAGTGGGTAATCGTCTGTGCTGGTTATTACGACGTGGTATTTCTCCCTGATGGCAGCCAGCGCAAGCGCCCAAAGAGCATTTCATTCGCGAATATGGACGATACAGCGTTTGTTCCGCTCTACACCGAAACGCTGAATGTACTATGGCGATTCATCCTCCACCGTTCATTCAGCAATCAGCGCGAGGCTGAGAACGCCGCCGCGCAGCTGATGAGCTTCGGGGGATAACCAGATGGCGAAATCATGGTTCCACTGGTGGACCACACCGAATGCACAACCGAACAGGCCGATGAACTTCAGCGGCAGTACCAGCGCCGCGGGGTAGCCGTAACACGCAGCCTCAATCGCGATTACCTTACCTGGACCGTCAGCGTAGAGCGGCAGGAGGTTAAGTACCTCGAGCCAACGCCGCGGACATTCCGACAAAAGGTCTGGGGGTAATCATGGCTAAGAAACCCCGCCGTAAGTGTGCAAACCCGAGCTGCCGCGAATGGTTCCACCCGGTTCGCGACGGCCAGGTGGTATGCAGCTACGAATGCGCCACCGCCGTTGCCAAAGCACAGACCGCAAAGAACCGGGCCGAGGCTCTGCGTGCTGAGAAGAAGCGCCAGCGCGAAGAGGAGAAGGCAGGGCGTGAGCGCCGCAAAACACGCCTGGCCGAACTAAGGCCTGCCAGTTATTACAAAGTCCAGGCGCAACAGGCTTTCAATGCCTTCATTCGTGCGCGTGATGCCAA